CATCCGAGTCCCATAGAATCTTCTACTTTAATTTTTGTTTTACTATTGTTAGCGTCCTGTCCTAGATCCAAAACAGGTTTATAATCTTCACCAAGAGCTTCTTTATTTACTTCATCAACATGTGATTTTTGCTGTCTAGTCTTAAGTAATTTCAATACCTCTGATGCAGTTGTCAATTCATATGGATCATGATCTAAGTTATCTCTAGTATTTTCATTATCAGGAGTCTCCTCTTCAACGTAACACATCTGACAACCATTTTCTATAAGTAAAGCATAACGCCAAGATCTTTTTCCATAACCTTTATTATACATTTCAATAACAGTTTGGTTTGGTGTCATTCCACCTTGTTCATTAATTCTCAAAGAAAAAGCTCCGCTTCCATCAGGGAGATACTTACAATTTTTAATTTTCATTTTTTTCCACCATGCATCCATAACATATGGATCATTCATAGAAACAAAATAGATGTCGGAAATATTATTTGCTCTAGTAGGATCTCCGATTAAACTTGTATCTTTAAATTTTAAATAGTTTTTCTCAAAGTCCTTAACCATCTTTTCATCTGTAGGAATGAAAGCACCATTAAGTCCTATGACGAGAACATCTCTACCTTCAAATAATTCTCTGGTTGATTTTCTGACAAGTTTTTTATTCTCTAAAAAGAAAAGTTCAGCGTTAGGTAATAAATTCATTTCTTCGCAAATTTCTATGTGTATTATATATGCAAGACAATTTCAAACTCTTTTAAGATAGATGCTGTTGGATCTTGATCCTTTATATTACAGTATTCCAACCATCTTAAGGTTGTCTTGTCTGGGTCTTTTAAACCTCTACCATAAAGTATGGTATTTACCCTATCATCTAGAGCACAAAATAGATTTACTATGTATTCTGATCTTTCTCCTATGACAGATTGAACTTCCTCTCTGGAAACATTGATTTTGTACATCTGAAATTCAGTTCCATATATTGAATGAAAAAGTCCAGCAACTTGTTCCTCAATAGGTCTACCAAAAGATGATAACATTTTTGATAAACCAATAGAGTGTTCTAGAAGATTAGATTCTCTGTGTGGTATCTTGTCAGCATTTAAACTTTTCAGATACTCTACACACTCATTGATCAAAATAGTCTTTTCGATAATATCGGCCTAAAACATTACTATTATAGTATGCTGGTTCTCCATTGTCAAGAGATTCTGTCAGGACATTATTTAAGAAAAGTTGTCTCGTCTCTTCATAGTTTACTTTACCGAGGGTTCTGTGTAGGGATAAGATCTCTCTTGTAAAGGATTCTTTTCCATGAAGTTTGATATCATCTTTAAGCTCTGGTGAGCTGCCATAATACTTCTTCCAATCGCTCTCGCTTGTGACTCGACGCTTCCCTCCTCTAGGTTTCCGTTTCTGTACAAAGTACTTTCTGCCAATGTACTTCTTGCCTGTTGTCTTATTAGTAATGAGGTAGACGTAACCGAAGAAATCGCCAATGTCGTCAGAAGTAAAAGGTTTACCCTCATATAGCCAGGGGTTTTCGTAAACTCCTTCTTCAACCATTCCATTATTTTCATGTTGTTATATTATATATTCTTCAATTTTCGCCATGTATCTTTCCAATCTTTAACCTCCTCTACCACTCCCAACTTGTTCTGTAAAATCTTATCTGCTAGTGGTCTATCATTACCATTCTTATCTAATCTATCGCCAAAGAATACGACACTACCATCCATGAAATCTTTTGCGATTTGTCCTTTGTCACTTCCCTTATCTGATATGTCTATACCTGTAACACCACCCACAAAGGCATGTAATTCTGGAAACTTCTTATTGAATCTTTCAGCAATACCTCTTCTCTCATGTTTAATCTCATCCCAATCACTATAAACTAATCTCTCTACTTTATTTGCACCTCTACCCACAATACTAAAGTTGACACATCCTGGCCTCTCTTCTATATGTTGACCAGTTCTTACTGGAAACTTACTTTCTAATAGTTCTTCTAGTAAATGTTCCTTTGCTTCTAGGGGAAGTGTCCAAGGGTTTGTATATACTTTGATGTCTCCTTCATACACATCATTACCAGCACAATTATACACCCTCTTACAATTACAGTAGAGAAGATGTGTGATTTGTTCTATAGTTTTTTCTCTATTACTTCCTGTAACAAGATACACTTCGTTTGCTAAGGCAAAACTATTGAAGAATATCAGAAAGTCTGCATCAATTTTCTCTCTACTAGGGGTGAGAGTTCCATCGACATCAAAAATATATTTCATTCTATCATTATACTGTTAGTTTATTTGGTTGTCAAGCATCAAAGAAAAATACTTGATTGTATCTGAATTCATTAAAGTATGTATCACTTGAAATATCCATACCATGAGGGAATTTCAATCCATCAAAGAATACTAATTTGTTGAACTTAGGTTCAATTGTTTTTAGAAGTTTATATTTGCCTTTTTTTATCCAAGGATCTTGATGTTCATAAGATAATTCGTTTTCATGATCTGGATCATAGAGATTTGTTCCACACTCATCATTAAAATATACTATGGCATTGTAACCATCATCTCTGTGGGGCCACCATATACAATTTTTATAATCATTGTAATCATGTTTATAAAATTTAGTGGCATTAGTTATAATCTCAGGTTTCTGATAGGTTTGATTGCATAATTTTTTTAAAAATTCATACACCTTTCTCAGATTCCGAGAACCCCAATCCTCCATCGTTCTTCTATCTTCAAAGTGAACACCGTTTGATGTTGGCCCTTGATCTACTTTCCACAAAGGTATCTCCCTATTAAAAAGGAAATCAAATACTTGATCTGGATTCTCATAGAAATCTTCCACAACAAATATGGTTGTGTCGAGAAGATATTCTTTTTTTATTTCAACTTTTGGATTAATTTCAAACACTTATTGTAGTCTACTCTCCGCCGCCGTTACCTCCGCCACCATTTCCACCGTTGCCGTTACCACCATGACCGTTCCCATTGCCACCATGACCGTTCCCATTGCCATTAGAACCACCTTTTTTACCATTAGATTCATCTTTTTCATTCTCTGGTTTTAACATACCACCATATCCTACACGATATCCTTTAGGAATGGGGCGACATTTCTTCATATCGTTACAATAGTATTCACCTTCTCCACATTTTTTCTTACCCTCACTGATGCCTGCTTTTCTGAGTCTCTGTGCTTGACTCTTATGCATGGCAACTGCTTTGTCTAACTCTTTAGCAATCTTCTTTACATTTGCAGGGATTTCCTTTTCCTCATTTGTAGGTGCAGGCAAGAAACTTACATACTTGTTATGTTCCTTGTCCCTCATTATCTTAGCAGCAATCGCACCAGCATCTCTTCCTTTTTTCTGTCCTTTTTCTAAGACTTTTGTTTTTCTTCTGAGAGATTTGACCATCTTAACAACTTTACCTTCACTAATTACCTCACCATGCTCAGGTTCAAAGGAACAGTTCCACTTTCTAAGTGCCTTGTTGATTCTTGAATCTGGATCTCTTGCAGTCTTAGCGGAGGTGAGTTTCTTTTTCATACCTTTCATTCTCCTACAGAATGATAATCTTCTTTTTGCTGACTTAGATCCTTTCTTTAACTTAGATGGTTTTGTTGTAACCGCAGTCTTAAGTTTTGAGCCTGGGTTTGCAGCACGATATGATGCAACACCTTTTGCATTTAGACCACCCGATTCACTCTTGCCTGCCTTTCTCTGCCATGCTGGAGATTTTTTAAATTCATTTATTTGTTCGACCTCTTCTTTTTTCATCTTGGATGCAACCTTCATATCTTCTAATCTCTTGAGGGCGGCATTTAGTTTTGCCTTTTTCTTCACGTTAGATGGTCTTGAAGAATAGGCTTCACTCCTTACAATCTTTTCGTCCTTCTCATTCTTTGCAAGATTTTTTGCCCTCTGTTTATCAGATATTGGAGGCCCTCCAATTATATCACCATACTCATCTCTCCTCACCTTCTTTGCCTCATTCATTTTATTCTTCTTGTTTTTAAGATATGCCAAGAATGTAGGAGATTTTGCTTCTACTTTACCACCTGATCTTCTCATTGCTTTATTACCAGCACCTCTATCTGAATCAGGATAGTCTCCATCACCCTTCTTGCCAGGGTAAATTGAACCAGCTGCAGCCTTCTTAGAAACTCCTTTACCGCCTAGTCTTTCATCTAAACCTTCACCTTTAGGAGCATACTCTGCTGCCAAGTTTTCATAAGGAGGTTTAGTTAATTTTTTCTCTTTTGGTTTAGGTGGTGTTGTTGATTTCATACCCTTTGGAGCGCCCATATCATTCCTATTATTATTTGGATTGATGTAAGTTATACCCTCACTCATTTTCTTTTTCTTTTTAGGACTATCAGTACTAACATATGTAGGTTTAGCTGCATTTTTCTTAGACTGTTGGCCTGGATCTGCTGCTTTCTTTCTTCTCTGAGCAGAGAGTCTTTCTGCCTTTGTCATTGACGCTCTCTTCTTTGATGATACACACTTAGGAGTACCCTCACCTGGCTCGTCACTTGCACAGGTTCCGCCTGTGACTACGTTGACCCAACCACCTTTACCATCTTTAGACTTAGATCCCTTGAACCAATCTCGGAGATTACCCTCAGTTTGCATTTTCGTTCTCTTTTTTCTCATAGAAAATCCCGCTGGGTTATTGACATTTCCTTTCGCAGCATTTTTACGAGCCAGACTATTAGCTCTTCTTCTTTGTCTTGGGTCTGTTAAATCTAATCCCTTTTCTCTTGCAATCTTGTTCATATGGTAATTACCATCATACTCAAGGAGATTCTCTTCACACTCCATATCCTTTGGTGTCTTTGGAATCATGACAGGTTCCAACATTTTCTTCTTAGCCCAATCATCTGGAACCATAAGATGTTTGGTCTTAAATGCCATATGTAATACTGTAGTATCAATATTATTATCCTTCGCAATTTTCTTCATTAGATCATCCACTTCATCATAGGTGGGGTAATCTAATTTAACTAAACCATCTTCTAGTTCCTTGACGTAATCTTCTTTCACATTTGATTGTATTTCTTTTTGTTTTTTTCTTACCTGATCTAACATTTGTCCTTTTGTTGCATTGGGAGGCACCGTTTTTTTCAAATCATCAATTTTTATTGGATTTTCTTTTGCTTCCTTTACAGGTTTTACTCTAGTCTTACCAAGAATGTATTTTGGATCATTCTTCATTGCTTTCTGTGCGTCTGCCTCATCATTCTTATTGACATGATAAGTTGTCTTACCACCTTTCTTAGTAGTTTTATAATTTATATTTGCTTTTTTTAATTCAGCACTTTCTTTGACTTTCACATAGTCTTCCTTCATAGAATATTTTAAATTCTTCTTTCTCTTATTCATCTCTCTCTGAATTCTTTTCAACATAAAAGTATTGGCAGGACTCTTATCCATGCTACTGAACTTTTTATGTGCGGCTTTAAGTTTGTCGTCGCTTTGTTTTGCCATTTTGGCATCTTCATTGACTTTCACTTTTTTCCTCTCAGGTAATCCTTTGTGTTTAGTGGATGCAAATTTCTTCACATCTTTTTTCTTCATGCTGGAAGCAGCTCTTTGAACCTCAGGCGACGTTTTCCCCTTCGGGAGAGTGCCTTTCTGAGCCGCTCGAACAATTCCCATGAACCTTTGTTGTTTTTTTGAGACTGCTGGCATGTCAACTCCCTAGACCTCCATATTTATTTGGGTCTTTATAATTTTTCTCTCCACCATATCTTGCAACTGTATTTGCATAATCCTGAGTAGATTTGAAACCTGCTTTCTTTCCTCTATCAGCAAATGCTTTATTCTGTGCTTGCTGTTCTTTTTTCTTTGCAGCCATCTTGGTAATTCTACCAGTGCCCACATTAGTCTTAGTACCCTTTACCTTTTTCTTTTCATTCGCACCCATGCGTTCATTACCATGCATTTTCATGACTGCTTGGAAAGCAAGATCATTTTTGGCAGTACCACCCTTTACAACTGGTTTACCAGTTTTAGTATCGATGCCTTTCTTTTTCTCAAAACGATTGAGTTCAATTAGAAAATCATTGAAGGTTTTCATTACATACCTCTGTCTGCCATGAATTTCTTAAATGCGGCAGAGTTGATCCCTCTCTTTGGATCTCTCATTCTAGCCTCTTTAGATCTTTTAT